GACTTTATGTGTGATCTTCCTTATACTGGCTTAGCTGAAGTTTGTGAAGAATCTCAAGTCACGCCTATAAGCACTATTCTGCATGAAGATACTCCTCACGGTGTACCTTACTTTGATATTGAATTTGTATCAATTCAAGATGCTATTCGTTTCACTTGTACATACTTAGGCTCGAATGATTTAAGTGATCTTCGTGATTATCTTCAGCTTGATGTTACACAGTCTGAACTGCAAGATATGATGTAGATTAACAGTCACCTGCAAAGGTCTTCAGCACTGACGATACACACACTTCATGCAAATCTTCACTGATCTGACAGTCATCTCCAAAGCCGTGCGTGAGACTCATGTCACCATCACAGATATGAGCCGAATGTCATCTCTGCAGCTTTATCGTTTTCTGATAATGGTCAAGAACAATCAGCACAAACGTTGACATATAAGATCAGATCAGTTAGAATCATAGAGTCTTCAATCTATAGCCACTATGTAACAGATAAGGGTCGTATATAAGGCCCTTATTTGACAGTTATTATGAAATGCGGGGTGTTATTATAACGCCGCATAGAGCCCCCCCTTATAAAAAACGCATAAGTCCCTAACCTACAAAAGTATATTCCCGAGAGAGAAATAAAAAGAGAAAAAAAAATTTCTGAGAGTCAAAGGGATATATAAACCGGCGTATGAAAATAAGAAGATGAAAAAAAATTCCGTAGAAAAAATTTACCACATATATCTGAAGGATGAATGTGTTTTACATAATTTAAATGAGGAGATGTTTAAGAGTCATTGGGAGATTTTAAATAATCTGGTAGGATTAATGAAGACAGATTATACATCAGAGGATTTAAGTTATGAGATGTTAGAGAAAAGATTTGAGGATTTGAAGGAAGAACGGAGTTATTAAAGAATGCGTCGTGAAAAGCCGTATTGGAATTTTTGGAAGGTTGTTTTTGCTGGGTGGTTAATTCGATATCCGATGATATTTTTCAAGACAATATTTGTCATAATATTTGTGAGTTGGATAGGATTGATGTATATGATATCAGAGACATCAAATGAATTGACAGGGGATAAATATCAAGGTATAATGAAAACTGACATGGAGTGAATTTAACTTATGGCTAAAGGATTTACAGTCAAAGCTGCACCACCGAAAGCAAAGAAGGGAAGTGATGCAGAATGGGACTATGAAGGAATTAAGGAAAGAATGCGTGGTAAGGCAATTGTTTTTTGTTTACCAGGACGAGGATGTTCATATACATTCATGAAAAATTTCGTACAGCTCTGTTTTGATCTGGTACAAAATCAGATGAGTATTCAGATCAGTCAAGATTATTCATCCATGGTAAATTTTGCAAGATGTAAATGTCTTGGTGCTAATGTACTTCGTGGACCTGATCAACTTCCATGGGATGGGAAATTAGAATATGATTATCAATTATGGATTGATAGTGATATTGTGTTAATACTGAAAAGTTCTGGCAACTTTGTGATCTTGCTTTAAATAAAGATGGAGAAGAGAAACCAATTGTTGCTGGTTGGTATAGTACAGAAGATGGTCGAACAACATCTGTTGCACATTGGTTAGAAGAGGATGATTTCCGTAATAATGGTGGAGTGATGAATCATGAAATGGTAGATGGTATTTCAAAACGAAAGAAACCATTTACTGTAGATTATACAGGATTTGGATGGGTGATGATTCAAAAAGGTGTCTTTGAAAATGAGAAGATGAAATATCCATGGTTTGCACCAAAGATGCAAGTTTTTGAATCTGGTGCAGTGCAAGATATGTGTGGTGAAGATGTATCATTCTGTTTAGATGCAATTGAAGCAGGATATGAAATTTGGTGTGATCCACGAATTCGTGTAGGTCATGAAAAGACACGAGTCATTTGATTTTTTCAAAAGAGGGGTTGACACCCTCTTTTTTATTGTCTATACTATGAAGGTTCAAACAACACATCATGGAAACCTTTCGACCAATTAACACTTGTGATCAATGTGATTATACATGGCATCCAAGAGGTAAAAATCGATCATTGAAATGTCCAAGTTGTGGAAGTCGAAATGTTTATCTCATTCGTTGGACTCATCATTGGAAACGAATTGGTTTTGGATTATGCACGGGTCTTTTGAGTTTTGGTCTCATCACAACAAATCATAAAGATTTAAAACTTCTTGGTGTTTTTGGTATACTTGGAAGTTCTTATGTTGTTTGGCAATCTATTGGTACAAAAGGAGAATATGTGTAATGGCGAAATTTAAAAAATCACTGAATGGTTCAGATCTCATTGAATCACATCCCAAATCTACTCGACAGGGTTCAGGGAAACATACAAAATATTCTGCAACGAGCAGAAATAAAGCAAGAAAACCTTATCGAGGTCAAGGTCGTTAAATGTCTTACAAACTCACAGTCTTTGATGAATGGTCTTCAATTCATACTGAAGATTTGTGGGTTTATAATAAATTACAATTAAGTCAGGTCTTAGGTTATACTTGTGGTCCAGCAGGACTAGAAGTTCCTCGACCTGACTTTTATATTATTCGTCCTTGTATGAATTTTATGGGAATGGGCCGGTTCTCTAGAATTGAATATCTGAAAAACTCTACAGAACATTTACATCCAAGTGAATTCTGGTGTGAAATCTTTCAAGGTGAACATCTCTCCATTGATTATTATCAAGGTACTCCAGAACTTATTGTAAGAGGTCTGAGAGACTCTTTAGAACCTCTATATAAATGGTCAAGATGGGAGAAGGTAGATACTCCTATTTTATTTCCAGATATCTTAAAAGGATTAGAAGAAAAATACGATTGGATTAATTGTGAATTTATAGATCAAAAATTAATTGAAGTTCATTTCAGAAGAAATCCAGATTTTAGATTTGATAATGAATCGATCATACCAATATGGGATGATGAAGAAACTCCAAAAGAAAACTACATAGAAGAGAAGGATTATAAAAGAAAAGGATTTATTATCAATGGATAAAGAATTTCTCAGAGAAATTAAACACGATAAGATTACACCAAAGAGTGATAAAAAATTAAATGAGGATGGTTTTTTTGAACTTGATGACGAGAAAAAAGAATCTTTGAATCAATTTATCTTAAGAGAGATTATTATTAATTAAATTTCGATTGAGTGTCTAAATAAGGTAGAATTGTTGTAGTAAAAAATTGCCTGTCCAAAGAATCAGTAAAGGGTTCAAAGACGTTAGTGCTTCATTTAAAATCAATCCATTAAATTCCGATTTAATTGTATTGAGAAATGAGAACGCTATCGCTAGATCAATTCGTAATATTATATTCACGATACCAGGTGAAAAACCATTTGAACCTAACTTTGGATCAAATGTGACAAATCTACTCTTTGAAAACATGTCTCAATTGACAGCAAATTCAATTAAGACTGAAATTCAAAATAGTATTAACGCATTTGAACCCCGTGTATCATTGATCAGTGTCAAGGTAAAGGCAAATTTTGATGATAATGCATTTGATTGTTTAATTAATTACAGAATCATTGGTATCGATGCACCCACTCAACAATTAACCTTTGCATTACAACCCACTAGGTAAATGCCTTTAGTTAATTTTAGCAACTTAAACTTTGATCAGATAAAGACATCCATAAAGGATTATCTTCGTGCAAATTCAAATTTCACTGATTATGATTTTGAAGGATCGAATTTATCTACAATCATTGATACACTAGCATATAATACATACATCACTTCATATAATGCCAATATGGTATCAAATGAGGTGTTTATTGATAGTGCTACATTAAGAGAGAACATAGTTTCTCTTGCAAGAAATATTGGTTATGTTCCAAGATCAAGAAAGTCTTCTACTGCAACAGTATCATTTTCTGTTGATGTTTCAAATACAAGAGCATTAACAGTAACACTCAAAGCCGGAGCTGTATTAACATCCAGATCTACTGGTGTCAGAAGAACTCAGAATTTTATATTTTCAATTTTAAATGATATTACCGTTCCTGTTGATTCAAATGGATTTGCAAACTTCAATGGTATTGAAGTAAATGAGGGAACTTACATTACACAGACATTTACAGTTAATACAGCATACCCAAATCAAAGATTTATTTTACCAAATTCTGGAATTGATACAGATAAGATATCTGTAGTTGTAAAAGATAATCAACAATCAACTTTACAAAGAAAGTTTGAATTATTTGATAGTTTATTTTCTGTTGATG